TGTAAGTTATAATTTGATTGAATCTCTTTTATCAAATTATATTTCTCTCTACGAAGAGTAGAATTGTTTAAGTCACTCCTTGTTTTCATAACCTCATTTATAAAATAATCAGCTTTTGTATCTGATTTAAATTTTTTAGTGGTTAAGATGTTGTACAAAGCGAGTTCTTTACCCAACTCTGTGTTTTCGTTAAATTTTTCTTTAACAATATTTACCGCCTTACTATTTTGGTCTTTGTTCAATACATCAGATGTAATTTGCCTAAGCAAAAATTCAAACAATAAACCAGTGTTACGGATTTTGTTGTGCTTAACTTTACGCATGTCCGAGTCCCCATTTATTTTGGATACTATATATGTAATTATTCATATATAAATATAATTTTTTTCTTAATTTCATTAAATTATTCTTCTTCATCTAAAAT